TAACATCATCAAGACTTAATTCTTTATTTTTATCTGCAAATCCTTCAGTATTAAAATTTGGTATGTCTAAACCCCAATCGGTTAATTCTTCTGCATCCCAATTATTTGCCAGGTCATTCCAATCCCATTCTCCATAGCCTACGTTATCCTTTACAATAAATTCTTTTTGCTGCTGCTCATTCCAATCAACTATGTCAACATTAATTTCTTTTATCCCTGCTTCTTTTATTGCCTTTAAACGCATATTGCCACCAAGTACAACCATATCTTTATTAACTACAATAGGTCGGACGTTTAGCATATCTGGAAAGTCCTGTATTGACTTTACTAATTTTTTAAACTTATCATCTTTAATTAAACGGGGGTTGTTAGGGTTGGCAATTACTTCTGTAATCTTGACTTTTTTTATCATAGGTTTTTATTTACCTGCCCTGACCTCTATACATTTTTGGTTTTGGGCTATGTTTATTAAAGGATTTCTTAGCGTGTCCGCATTTCCTTTTACCAAAGTTAACCTTTCTTGAATCACTTTTAACTTTTGCCATCTAATTTTTTTTTATGTTCTTCAATTAAAAATTCAATATAATGCTTTTTATCCCCGTATTCAATATGGCAAGTTCTACAAACCGCCATCAAGTTTTCAATCTTATCTGCATCTGTGCTTCCTCCCATTCCCCTTCTATGTATATGGTGAATATCTACTGCTCTACTTCCACAAACCTCACAGGGCATAAAATCTTCACCGCTATAACCAAAATGCTTTAAATATATTTTAGTATGGTTTTTTATTACAAATCTTCTTTATGGTACAAATACTCACTATCTTCTGTATGAACTGCGCCTGTCATTAATTTGCCCGAAGCGTCTTTATGTGTTTCCCCTGTCCATAGTACACCATCTTTTGTATAATGCGCAACGCCTACTTTAAATTTTTGCTTATCTATTTCCGCAAGTTTTCTTTGAGCCCAAGCTACGCCTTCATCACCACCCCAAGCTAACCACATTAAAGCGCCGCAATCTTCTTTAGGATCACCTTTACTATTTTCCCTGTGCCTTTCAAAACTTGACATTCTCGCTATCGTTTCTCTGGATATGTTTTCGCCTTTAGCTATTTGGTTAGCCCTTGTCCAACCTACTAAAGTTCCGCAACCTCTGTCGTTTTCTTTTTTGATATTTAATGCTCTGCGTGCGTTTGACTTTGCCGCCTCTGGATAATCGTTATAACTATTAACCATTGAAACTCTGATTGCAGCCCATACGCTTTGCGCCTTTTCTTCAGTATCAAAGATGCAAGCACCTGTACCTATCCTGTATTTTCCATTTGAACATTTAATTACCGGCATTTCCTATTAGTTTATTATAAATAGCAAATCGGCTCTTATTTACAACGTGCAAGTTGAAGTTAGTATTGCAATAATCATAAAGCGCTTCGCCGTAATGCGTTCTCGCGTCCTTATCATTAACTAAAAGTTTGATCCAATAATACCAATCCTTTTGACTATTGACGTGGCAAGCAGGATAAAATCCCCTGTAAGGATGCACGTTGCTTACAATAGCAGGGTTTTTCTTTGATGCCGTTTCTAATACTTTTAAATTAGATTTCATTGAATTAAACTTATTGTCAACCAAAGGAATCAGGCTTATGTCTGAATCACAATAGGCAGCCATATATTCCGTAACGTGATTAAAGTTATATATCGTTGGGTTTAATTTAAGTCCATTTGTAAAAGATGCTATCATACCATCCCAGATATGCTTTTCGCCTTCATTGTAACCCGCTATGATTGTTCTTACAGGAAAGTTTATTCGCTTCATTGGGTTGCGTAATATTTCTAAGTCTTTGCCGTGCGTTCCTGATCCTGACCAAAATAACCTAACAAGGTTAGAAGGCTTTTTATCTAATAGGAATTGTTCTTCGCCGTATGGTATTGCATTAGGCAATATTTCTACATTCTGATTTAAGGGATAAACTTCTTCAGCTAATCGTTCGTGAGTAACTGTGCAAAGGTCTGCTATTCTTATCCAAGCAATAATTTGTTCACTTACTTTATTTTCTTTATATGATTCTGAAAGTATATGCGAAGCACCCAAATCCCAATGGTCGTCATTATCTACAATTAATTTAAACCCATATTTTATACGCCATTCAATCATTTGCTCTGGCGTTACATTATGCAGCATTCTATTCATTACAACAAGGTCGTAATTATTTGAAACCACTTCTTCGTTTATTACGTCAGTCATTAAGCAATAATCTTTTTGCATATTGACTATTGGCATCAGGATTCTATGATAAGATACCCCGCTACTTTTTGACGCTATTGCTAAAATTCGCATCTAATATTTTTATCTATGTGGTAAATCTTTTGATATTTTTCCCAGACAGATTGCGCCCTTTGTAGGCTTGCGTCCTTCATAGCCCTGTACTCTGTGCCATTTCCAACGTCGTGTCCGATATGCTCACTTTTTAAATCCGGTAGGTAGTAATTTGTAAACCCTGCAATAGTTGCCCTTTCTGCAAAATCTCTGTCTTGCATTCCATAAGGATCATACGCTTCATTGTAACCGCCAATCGCATCAATCAATTCCCTTGTTATAAAATTATCACCAAAGGGGGTATGGGTTTTATGTACTCCGTCAACTAATGGCGGCAATTCTTCTACGCAATGTATTCCAATAATGCCTGTTTTTGACACACGTTTTGCAAACATAACCCAATTTGACAACCAATTCTGTGGAAGCAATATATCATTTGCTAATAAACAAACGCCATCATAATCTTTTGTTATTCTAAATCCTGCATTAACTCCCGCGCCTATCCCCCTTTTAGTTTTTGATAAATCATAACCTGTAAAGGGATATTTAAAATTTACTTGCTCGCTTCCGTTATCTATTAAATAACAGTCAGCATCATATCCAGAATTAAAAAAGTTCTGGTCTATTATTCGCTGTGTTAAATCGTTTCTATTTTGGGTTAATAAGAGTACGGCTATATTCATTTGTTCCTATTTTTCTTGCAGGCACGCCCGCGTATTTACTAAATTCTTCAGAAGTACCTTTAAAAAAAGCGCTTGCACCAATCATACAACCCTGTTCAATTATACTAAACTGATGCAGTACGGCATTCAATCCTATATTTGAATATTGTTTAATAACTGAATGTCCACCTATTTTTGCGCCGCAGCTTATTGTAACATTTGAATAGATAAGACAATCGTGTCCAATATGCGCGTGCTTCATAATAAAACAATTATCCCCTATTGTAGTTATATCTTTTGTTCCTGCATCTATTGTAACTAATCCTGTAATAATATTATTATTCCCAATAGTTACTAAGCCTCTTTTTATTTGACCTTTCTGGATAATTTTTAAAGTTCCATAATCTTTTATTTGTTCTTCATACTCCCAATACTTTTTATGCTCTGCGGGATCGCCAATAATACAATAAGCGCCAATATAATTATTGTCGCCTAAGATAACATTTTCGCCAATGATGGCGGTGGGGTGTATAAAGTTTGCCATATTATTGTTTTTCAAACCATTTATATAATTTCATAATCATTTCAAATTTACACGAGCCGCACCAAACAGATACAATAAAATTTGCATCTAAGTAAGTCCTATAAATATGTTCATACATTTTTAATTCATCTAATTCAAGGTTTCTAATATAACCATTCTTTGCGCTTTCATAATTACTTATATTAGCAATCAGCCATTCCCTATGCTCTTGTTTTATTTCCATAGCTTCCAGATTAATTTAGAAACAATCGGTGCTAAGAAACCTGCTATAAACATTGTTGACGTAATATGTTGGATTAATTCAGGTAGGAAATAGTGTATTGGTGCAATCCACGCAGCCAAGCAACTTCCGCAATTAAAGGGCTTGAAATTGATTCCCCATTTATTCGGTAGGTTATGAATTTCAGTAAAAAATAATGATGCACAGATAGCAGTTAAAATTGATAAAATCATTTTCTAATATTTGTTTTCATTTGTTTTTTGGTTTTATTTATCGTCCTAACTATTGACATATAAGGAATGCCTGTTTTTCTACTTAATTCCTTTGCATTCTTTTTAAAATCAATAGCATATAGTTTTAAAATCTCTTTGTTATACCAATGCAGCCCTTCCAGATTCTTTTCAAGTTTATCAACTAAATCTGATTTGTCAAAATTAACTTCCGCTTCGGTATCATTATCAACGTACTCTGTATAATTTCTATAACTCTTATAAAAATTACTTCTGTCGCTTTTAATCATATTTAGCATTATTCGTACTATATAAAATTTAAGTTCATTCCTTTCATACATTCCAATTAACTTATCCTCATTCATTTCGCAAAGAACTAAAAAAACTTCTGCCTTCAGGTCATATTGCAACTCCTCTGGATGCATCTTAGCAAAGGCGTCATTAACTTCTTTTAAAGTCCAATACTCAGCTAAAATTTTATTTTTGACCATTCAATCAATGCGGGTTTGTTTTCTATTTCGGTACAAATATAAACAATTCCTCCACATTCATAAATATCTTTTAACCGATCCCTTTGTTCAGGGCTTAGCTTATCACCTATCTTTTTAATCTCAACGGCTACATAAGTACCCTTTTCCGTGTACCCTTGCAAGTCAGCCCATCCTTTTTGAATAGTACCTTTACGCTTGCCGAAGGGTATATTGTTAACTCTATTTAAGCGCCAACCAATTAATTCAAGATTCTTTTTTGCCCACTTCGTTAGGTCGTTCGCTGATATATCCATTTATTTTGGTATAAAATTCTTTGTGAAATAATAATCTATTTAGCTTTGGTTTAACCTCTGTATATGAAGCATAAAAGTCAACAAAGTTATCTGTATAACAATACTTTCGTGTTCCATAATAGGTATATCTAACCTCGTAAATTTTCAAAATACTTGACAAGTGCTAATTTTTTACATTGTAATTCAATAAAGTCTTCATCCTTAATTTGCTTACTAAAATCCTTTGCATCCTTTGGGTGCATTCTATTTAGCCTGTATAAATTGTCATCACTTACTACCTTAATCGTTTCCATTATCTGCTCATTTGTAAAAGTAATTTTACCCTGTTTCATAAGGATCATAAAAACTTTATCAGCATTGAATAACCTATTGAAGTCCTCACGCTTCCCAGATAGCCATTCTTGTTTAGTAAAATCAACAATTTCATTTTCAGTTAATTGCTTTACCGGTTCTTCTGGTGGCGGTGGGATATTTTTACGCACTTGATTAGCTTTTGATTTATAGGCATTCATTATCCCTGATATGTATTTAGGGCTAAACTTTTCGTAGTGTTCAATATTGCATTCAAACTTACCCTGTACTGCCATCTTAAAAGCTATGCGCATTTCCTGTATTGTAAAAAATGGGTAGGTCGTTCGTATGTAATCTTCAATCACTTCTAATTCTGTTACATCTGGAAGCCGCGTTAACCCAATAAGCGTAAATATGTAAGCTAAGTTTTCTCTAAGCGTTACAGGGCTAATAAGGTTTAGCTTATCCCCCTTAAAGGCTTCAATGATAGGGAGGTCTTCCTTAGCGATTAACCCACTTTGCAAGGTCGTCCATTCGTTTCCGACTTGCGGCAGTTGCGTCAGTATTTTTTGAATTTCCATATTTATTTTTATTTTGTAACCAAGTATTTATTCTGCGTTTAATATCAAAAAACTTTTCTGATTGATAACGTTGCTTCCCATTTTTATCAGCTTCAGTCCAATACATTACAAAGTTATCATATTCATCCCCTAAATTACTTTTAAAAATTTGAACTTTATCTATAAAATTTATATTTTCTTTTATTTCCTTTCCTTTTCTTTCTTTTGCATTACCCTCCCCAATGACCTCCCTAATAG